GTAGTCTATAAGACCCAAGCGCTTAGTAGCTATTAAACCGCCCGTAATGTTAGCGGCAGCAAAGGCAGACCAGAACCGTTCGCGCTGTGTCAAACGAAGCTCCTTATCTATCTTTTTCTGTATCCCTAACGCCGTATCTATCGCTTCTTCTAGGTTACATACGAGCCATTCCGCGTATATGTCACCTGCGTGCCCAAAGTTTTGCTTGAGTACGTGGTCAAACATGTTCTTAGCTTCCTCCGCAGGGATCGCGTCACTGTAGTCTATCTTGTACTCTAGTAGGCGCATCATCTCGCCATCTGCTTGGTACTTCTTTGATGCCATCTTCTCGTAGAAAGAAGCGTTAGAACTTGCTAGGGACATTGTCGCCCATGAAGTTATGTTTGCGCGCATCTCGTTAGTCGATGCTTTTAGTCGGTCTTTACCCCGCCCTTGCGACATGCTGTATGCCAACGTAGAGAAGTCTTCGGGGCTAGTGTTAGTAAGTTCGTCTACAGTAAACGGTAGGTTATTCATTATCCCTAGGCGCATGATCTTTGCGTTAAGGGTGTCGCTCCAGTTTGAACTTAGGCGGTCAGGGTCACCGTACACGCTATTCACCATACGTAGGATCGTAGTCTTGCCTGTGCCTGAACTTGAGTGCATGACGTTTATTATGCCGCCACTCTGCCCTAGGAATTTAAATAAAGGTGCACCGAATGCGGTTAATGCGGCGAAAGCATGGCCTTCCAAACCCGGACGGTTGTATAAGTTAAATACGCTTTTCCATTCTTCCAGTGTGCCACAGGGTTGCATGTGCTCTGCTATGTGCTGAGTTGTAGAAGAAGGAGGGCTGTGGTGCACTCCATCTTTAGTTATTTCACGGTCGCCGATAATAAACTTGCTGTCCTTATCAGCCCATCCAAATTGTAGTCTCATTTGTTCTGCCTTTTTTTGCCATTGTAGGTCTTTGATTACTGTGTATAAATATTGAGTAAGTATGTCAAACTTTTTGCCAGTGCAGATCACTCCGTTACTAGCAAGCACTTTGCGTATCTCACGCGGCTCGGATAACTGGACGTTCGTAACAGTGAACTCCTTAACGCCATCCTGTGGTAAGTGCAGCTTTAGTATCACGACATCTCCCAGTACTGGGTCAGTCATTCTTTTTAGTACATACAGATCATGTTCGTACACACATATAGGTTCAGCTTCATCGTCATCTGGCATATACCATATACCGCCCGACTTGCCCCGATAGAAAGGCTCTGGGTAGGAAGGCACCGAATGCGTAACTTCTACCAACTCCCCCGCCGAATCTTCCTCTTCCTCGACAACTACATTGCCCTCTTGTGGAGCCTTTATAAGCTCCTTGCCTAGCGCGATAGGCCCAGTGATGCGGCCCCTGTGTATACAGCCTTCACAACCTCCGGGGTTATTCGACTCAAACTTATCGCAGCTATGCGGTCCGGCAATGTGTTGTATCTTCTTCTCCACCTCGTGTGGGTTATAGTCGGGATGGTCCGAAGATATTAAATGTATAGCCTTCTCCTTATCCGAGCAGAACTTAGCTACGGACAAAGCGTTAAACCATCTAGGCTCTGATAATGTTTCGCGGTTAACGTAGCAGTCTAGGAGCTGTGCGCATCCTGTGTTTTTGCTACTGCGTACCATTATCTTGGTAAAGCTAGCCTCTGTGTTATCTGCTAGCGATTGTCCCAACTTGGTCAATCGTTTCTTCTTTTCTGTTCTCTCGAAGGGTAGCTCTTTCACCCCAAGTAAATCAGAGAACTCTTTAAAGTCCACAGCCGGTGCGGGCTTTAGTACTTGTACCTTAGTAGGAGGGTCGTCTTTAAAGTTGTAAGTTCCGGGCACTCGTAGCACTCGGGCAGCTTCAAACACGGCGTTATCTGCATAGAGTTTGTGTGTGTTGCATAGGTCTCGCAACCTAGCTACAACAGGTTCCCACTTTTGGCGCGTTACTTCCTCAGTGAGTGCCCAGTACGCGTGGATACCACGGCCTGAATCAACTAGTGTGGGGTTAGGCAAGCCGACTAGCTTGCAAAAACTCATTAGCGCGTTCAGTCCCGCTTCTTGGTCGATGTATCCGTCAGGTCTACCCGTCTTAGGGTTCTCTATCGCTTTAGCTTCCCCGCAATCTATGTCTAGGAATATCGCTTTAAGCGCACGGACATTTTCTTTTACTCGACCTCCATCACCCTCTATGAACTTAGCTACCCCAAAGTAACAGTCGTAACCATCAGAAACATACTGCTCAACTAAGTCGTCAAGCTCTTCTCTAGTAGCTACAAGGTGTTGCCTCGGTGCACCTCCCTTAAGACCAAGCATTGCAAACCACCCATCGGTAGGTTGCACAGTTGATATAAGGTCAAAATCAGTCATTGGCTTTTTTCAGGGGGAATTAACCCCCCAAGATTCCTCGGTAATAAAAATTAAGTAGCTTATTGTGGTGCTAACTTATCTTCTATGTAAGCTTCTATTTGCGCTTCTAAAGATTCTTTAGGCGGGTGTACTCCACAGAACCAGTTATACACCGTCTGTCTACTCACCTTAAGCTCTGTAGCTACCGAGGTTACCGGAACATTGTGCAAAATGCACAACGCTCCTAGTTTTACCCCCAAAGAATTTTGGTTTGCTTCTTTGTTAAGCACGATCAGCCTTGCGCTGTATCCATAGCTCATATCTTAAGCATCCTCGTCGTCGAGCCATGCACTAACCACGGAAGATAAGTCTGCTTTAGGAGTAGCCTGAGCGGCTTTGTCTTCTTTAGTCTGGCGCTTAACTGGTTCAGCAGCGGCAGGTTCGTCATCTTCAGGCTCTTCGGGGCGCGGAGCAGGAGCTTCCATTACCGGAATCCTTTGCACCTTGTCTGCCTGAGCAACGGTCATCTTAGTGTAGCGCTCACAATCTGGGTCTTCTTGAGCAGTACATACCAAGTCGTACTCTTCGTCAGAGATACTGCGTAACGGAGTGAACTCTAGCTCCATAGTCTCTGCGTTGTCGTTGAACGCAATCTTAGTTACTACAGTATCTGGAGACTCGCCATTGCCGCGCAAGAAAGTAACGTAGCTTTCCCACGGATGAACATTGCCCGCGCCCTTACCAAACAAAGACTTAGCGGGGATGTTGAACTGGTAAATCTGCCCAGTCTTATCACCTTCTACCAACACTGAAATGCGGCGTTGGAATCGGCAAGCGCGTCCACCATTATCGCCTGAGCCTTTTATATTCTGTGGGCATGTTGCACACGTAGGACCCTGTGGGTCTGTGGCATTGGGGTCTGGGCGGTCACCTAAGTTAGACCAACAGTTTGGCAGGGTAGCTTCTTTGTTAGGGTCGAACTTCTCTTTGTAGAACGTACGCGAAATGCTAGGCAGTGCCCCAATGACAATCACGTTGATCTCACCGCTAACTGGGTTGCCGATCTGCTCACCGTTAATCAGGCGCTTGAACTTACCATTAGTTGTGGTTTGTATACGGCGAGTAGTGATACCACCTGTGCTTAGCGTTTGAGCTAACTTACTTGGCCCACGCTTAGTTGTAGATACTTCGGTTTGCTGTGCAAATATTGAAACTTCTTTGCTCATTGTTTGTTTCCTTTTACTTTCTTGGTTTATATACAGTTATAGTGTGGCTGCTATCGGTGTTTAACCCCATGGGCAGCAAGTCTGGGTTATCGTCCAAAAACTGCTTCATCAGGGTATTGTTTAGACGCTTCTCTAGTAAGAACAAAGCGTCGTTTTCTTTAAGGAATTGGTACATAGAGTCCCAATCGCTTGTCCAAAACCTAGTCAACGTCTTACGAGACACGGTTCCTGCGGGGGTCCTAATGCTGCTAAGCCCCATTTCGTTGCACTTGTCGAGCATGTGGTTGGTTATCATCTCTTGTTGTGCTTTAAGGTCTTTGACCCTTTCTTTGTGCTCAGCTTCCATTTCAGCAAGCTTGCTTCGTATCTTTATATAAGTAGCTACGAGAGCGTCTAGGTTAGGCTCTTCAGCCATGGTTTATCCTCTTTTTTGTATAGTGGGATAGTGAGTATAACAATACTTTGGACAAAGTCAAGACTACTCAATTATCTCTTGTCTGTATAGGTCGATTATTTTGTTATGGTTTGCGATGTTGCCTTGGAGCATGGCGTACAGCTTCCTCTCCACGTCGCTGCCTTGCACGTGCACGATGGTCATTGGGTTGTGTTGTCCCGGCCTGTTTATTCGCGCATTAGCCTGTAGGTAAGTCTCGACACTAGTCACAGGGGCGTACCAAATTATGGTATTAGCTGCGGTTAGTGTAAGTCCGTGCGATGCAGCCTGTGGCTGAATGAGTAGCACCTTTGGTTCCGGCTCGTCCTGAAACTTAGTCACGATCTCGGTACGTTTATTAACAGGGACTTTGCCGTTAATAACTTCGCAAGTGACTTTGTGTTTCTCCAAAAATACTCTTACCAGTTCTATAGTATGAGTAAATGGCACGAAGATTAGAACTTTATGCGACGACTCTTCTATTACTTCTAAAATAACATTAAGCCGATTGCTTACATCGAAGTCTATGACCTTTTTATCGTCCGAGTACACCGCACCGCCGGAAATCTGAAGCAGTTTGTTAATGCTCACCGCTGCGTTAACTGCGGTAACTGACTCCCCTGCGGCTTCGAGCATCAGCTCTTTCTTTAGCTTGTTGTAGTAAACCATTTGTTGTGTGGTTAGCGGGGCTTCCCGTTCTACGTGAGTTACTGGCGGCAAGTCTAGGCATTGGTCTTTCTCAAACCGTATTGCCGGTTGAAGCGCAGCGTGAACAGTATCCTTTGCATCCGCTTTGGGCATCCACTTGTACTGCGTTAGCTTGTACATCACCTTGTCTCGGAACTGACCGAAGTAGCGTGGAACGTTCTCGGGGTTAACCAACTTAGCTAGACCAAACGCATCTACGGGGGACTGCGCAGCGGGCGTTCCTGTCAGCATCCATAACCACTCGCTGTGTACGGATACATCGCGCAATACTTTCCAACGGTTAGTCTGTGCGTTCTTGTAGGCGTTAGCCTCATCTACTACGATAAGATCGAAACCACCTGCGATTATCTCGTCTTTAACTACGGCTAGCCCGTCAAAGTTAATAACAACAAACTCACAGCCCGCGTTTATTATTTTGCGCCTAGTCGCTGCACTACCGTGGGCAACTGAACAACTACGGTGCATAGCAAACTTAAACAGGTCTTGTTGCCATGCCGACTTCATAATAGACAGCGGACATATAACTAACACCCGTTTGATTAGCCCCAACTTCATAAGATAATCCGCAGCCCATATAACAGACGCGGTCTTGCCTGTACCTTGCTCGTTAAAGCAGAAGGCTTTCTTATATACTGTTAGGAATGACGCGGTTTCTTTCTGGTGCGCAAACGGACTGAACTTCCCTGTCCACTCATAATCCCGTTTGATTGGGGACGGCACGTCTTTAATATGTAACTTGGCTAGGGCTTGGGCTTCTTGTAACCCCCAACGCACCGCCACTTCGTTCTTCTCTAGTACAACACTTTTTTTTATGCTTTCGGTAATTAGATGTGGCCTTTTCGTTTTTATTATAAGGGCCTGTTGGTCGTCGCTTATGTGCATTAGAAAGCTATCCTCTGGTTTTGTTCTTGCGCTCGCGCGTACTGGTTTCAGATACTAAGTTCCCTTTTGAGTCGCGCTTAAAAGAACGGTTGCGGCTTGCCGTCTCTACTCTAGTACCGTCAGAGTTCTTGCCGCCTTTGTCCATTGCTTTCTTATGTGCAACATCGTTACCGTCACCCTTCTTTACCTTGCCTTCTTTCTCAGCCTTACGGCGTGCGGCATTGCGTTGGGCGCGTTTCTTCTTTTGTTCTTCAGTGCCTTGGTACTTAGCGTACTCGGCTTTGTAGTCTCTGGGCTTTCTCATTTTCGTGGCCTATGATGTTCACATGAAGTTACTGGGCACCACCCACAAAGGGGGCTACTGTTTGCGTTCCACACATTGTTATCTTGCGCTACCTCCAGTCGTTCTAGTTCGTCCGCAAAAGTCTCGAAGTAAGAGTCCCGCATGTCGGCTGTGTGCACCTTCTGTATAAGATCGTTGCTCACTACAAATGCTAGAGCAGACTTAATCTTTTTAACCTGCGGGTAGTGTACAAATAGGGCGGCAGCTACTAGGTCTAGCTGTTTAGTATCCGCGTACTTTGCATTTTTGCTAGTCTTATAGTCGATGGAGTAAGCCATGTCGCCGTTGATTACCACCAAGTCGGCTATGCCTCTCCACCAAACGTCTTTCGCTAGGAACTTACAGGGTTCGAACGTGTCGCCATCGCGTTTAACTCCGAGCCTTAACTCGCATAGTTTCTCGCCCTCGATGGCTTTTAGTGCGTCTAGTGTGTCTCTAATAAAGCCAAACTTAGCGGGCAAGTCGGCTGTGCCTTTAACATAGTCTTCAGCGGCTGAGTGCAAAGCTTGCCCATAGAGGGTTGCTTCACTGCCTGAATCCTTAACGTCTTTGGCTATTTTTAGATGATAGTACTTCTTAGGGCACTGATCGAAAGTTTTTATACTACTGTAAGACCAAGCTGTCATATCATTTATTTCCGATTTTTAGCTGCGTTATTTTCTTGCCGTTGAGAGAAACCGAGGTTGTCAAAAGATGGACTTATGCAATCCTTCGCGCTAACTCCTCTAGGCACTGCCTGTATTTTACCTCCTTTTGACAGGTAACTCGCTGTTTGTATTGTAATTTGTTTGCTGAGTTCTCTCTTTTGTTCTGGACTCATAGCCTTCCTGCCCTCCTTCCAGATATTTCTAAGGGGTTATGCGCCCCGCGCCGTTCTATTTTATACACCTCGAACAGCTCACCCTCTACGCGTATGCCGTAGGTAACTTTTTCTTTTGTGGCGCAGAACTCTGCTTCTTCTAAAGCACCTGTAAAATCAGTGAAGTAGGACATCTTCCACCTCGTACTCGTAGTTGACGCATTTAGCGTTAGTCGAAAATATTGCCGCGCCGTTGCGCATGTGAAAACGTAACGCTGTATCCGTATGTGGAGACATGGTTATTACTGCGTCTACCTCTGGGTGCATTATAGGTGCTGCTTCTAGCAGGTTGTTGATTAACTTCCTACCGTGCCCCCGTTGGTAAGACCACACCGAATAGGGGCATAGCACAGTACCCAACTCTCCGTATATTTCTTCACGTTCTTCCAGTTCTTCTTCGATCTGCTCAAGCTTCCCCATACCAATAAGTTTTATTTGGTACTCGTCTTGCGGCACAAACCTACAGATTATTGTGCAAACAACTGCGGCTATCTCACCTGTCTCGTCGTTCACTTCTGCGTACACATGGAACGGGTCTTCAAACCGCACACTGTTATCCTCAAATAGCTCAGGGCGTACAGGGTCGTCCTCTATGAGATACAGATGGTCAACGGCGTTACACTTTATCAGCATCTTCAAACTCCTCAAGTATGGCCTCGAGTTTTTCCACCGCCTCTGCTGCACGTTGTACTAGGGCAACAAGTTCTTCGGCATCAGCGCCATCTACTTCTATTGTTATTTTCATTTCACCCCGTGTATCTCTATTAGCAGGTCGATGCAGTGCTTGGCTTTTTCTAAGTCCGACAAGGGTTGCCCCTTCAACTTCCACCTAGTTATATACTTTACTACGTTACCCTCTAGTAGAGACAAGCCGTTCTTCTCTGCGTACTCGGCAGGTTGGATAGCCATGTTCTTATAGTGTGTCCCGCCCGTCTGTTTCTGTAGTGGGCTGTCCTTCTTCGGTTCCATGTTCAAGTTCGGTATCTCTGCTGTTAACATTCTCTTGCTCCTTCTGTTTTGGTTTCTCAAAGATTTTTGCCCAGTTATCCCCGAAGTCTTTAGCAGGGATAAGGGTTGGTCTACGTCTACTACCTTTGCCATTCATTTGTTTCCCTCACGCAAGCGTTTGTGTTTGTTTAGTTCTTGCGCAAACAACTTAAGCCTCTCTCTAGTTTCTTCGTTAGTCATCGTAGTCTCCTTGGTCTGCTAGGTACTCAGCACGATCACGTGCAATATCTTCGGGGCTTACGTAGTCCTCTTCTGTTTCTGTGAGGTACCTGTCTAAGTCAACCATTACTGGGTCTTTATCATTCATCCGCGTGCCCCTTCCCTGTTATGCCGTAAGTAGTTTTCCATTCAACATCTACTTTATTTGCACCCCGCTCCAGTGTCATATACACACGAAACCTAGAGGGGTCCGATACCGATTCCATGCTGTCAAACTTGTAGCCCTTATTGGATGGGTCGTCCACGAAAGCTTGCAGGTTGTTTATAGTTCCCTCTGGGTCTTCAACGTCCCATTCAATCTCTTTAACAATCCAATCTTCTTTATCTTCCATCGTCTTTCTCCTTATAGGTTATTTTCAATAATGTAAGTAGCTAGTTGCTGTAATTTTTTTGGCGTAGGTTTATTTTTCTTCTTAGGGTTATCACATTCATCACACAGCGTATTACGTACTATTTCAGCGCGAGCGTAGTTGGCAGAGTTCGATCGAATTAGTTTTGTGTGCCCGCAGTCAAGATCGAGCACCCAAGTATTCATCATATGCCTTTCACTTTTGACGTAGTATTTTCTGCCTAATACTTTCACCCTTATCCCTCTAGTTCTTTTATTTTGCGGGTTATCATCAACTGAAGTCTCTTAGCATCAACAAGTTCTTTCGGTATATTTTTTCGGCTTAAGCTATTGGCGTTAACCATTAAAGTTCTTACATAATCGTCTGTTAGTCTTTCTCTTGCCCTTTGTTTTTCAGCGTTCCGTTTGGCTCTATACTTCTCTGGGTCTCTAGTTTTTCTGGCTGCGCGTTGTCTATATAATTGAGCTTTCCATTTCTCGGGATTTTTTTCACGCCATTGTTTTTTTCTTTCTACTATTTTATCGGGGTACTTGGCGTAGTATCTTTTTTTCTGTTCTTTAACTTTATCAGGGTTAGCCTTAGCCCAACGTTTTTTCGCGTCTAGTTTACAGAGTTTACAAGCATACCCAAAACCAAGTGCAGCTCGTTTGCTTCTATGGAAGTGTTCAGGGCAGAGTTCCTTCTCCACCCCACACTTGCTACATTTACGTAGCACCATCGTTACTTATCCGTAGAATGCAGGAAAGTTATTTTGGCGTCATGGTCACTGCGTAGCGCATGATACTCTAGCTGTACTTTAGCAGAGTTAATCATCTTCCCTGCTAGGTTAGCTAGTTCTTTAGCAGTTTTAGCTTCGATGTCTCCGTTGCTAAGTGCTGTGAAAGTATCTGCCAGTTGATCTCTTAACTCATTTACATTTTTCATCGTTTGTTTCCCTTTTATAACATGGTTATTTTTTAGTTGTTGCGTGTTGCCACTAACAAGTATTCCCACCCATTCAGTTCAACTTGTTAGCTTCGCACGACTAGCTGTCTCGTAGCTTCTTCGGCAACGCATCACGTAGGAGGTACTAGCTTGATTAACAAAGCTAAATACCGTGGCCGCGATCGTTAACTGAGGGTGTTTTGCTGAATATGCCCACCGCCCACTGGGACACGGGGTAGGTAACCTTTGAACCCTACCCCCTACCAAAAACTATTTACAACCTCCATACGAGTCGCCCGTAAACGCCTCGCAGTCCAAAGGTAAATCCTGTGCCCACGTAGGTCGCACCTTCATTACCATCTCGACAAACTCTTTACCCGTCTGTTCTTCAGCCTCGGGTACTATGCAACCAATCGCATCATGTACGGTCATGGCTACCTTGTACTTCTTAGCTACGCGGAGTAACTGCTCACCGATAACGATACGCGCTAGGGCTTGGCATACATTCTCTATAGCTTTGCCTCCGTATATCCTGTTATCTATAGTGGTTCGCCCACGCTTGGTGTCGTATACCATCTCAGTGCGGCCTTCTTCGTTATTAACTTTGCGAAGGTTCGGATACTTCAAGTACAGCCCGTTGGGTAAGCGTATGCCCGCAGTGCCCTCTACCATAACTGCACCTGCTCTGCCTATAGGAGAAGACTGATTACTTATCATTGCATCGAGCGCTTTGCTAGCAGCACGCCATAATTCTGGTATCTTCGGGTACGTAGAGCGGTAGACTTCTATGATTCGTTCGCACTCTTCTTGGGGCAGGTCTTTACCGAATGTCTTTAGCTGCGCCCGAAACTTTGCAGCGCCCATGCCGTAGCCACAACCCAAGATCGTAGTCTTACCAACAAAGCGTTCGTCTTTGTCTATGTCTTCTACCGGCTTACCGTAGATCGCTGACGCCATGATCTTGTACACATCATCGCCTCGCTCAAACGCCGTGAGTAAGTCTCCCTGCTCTGCTAGCCATGCTAGAGTACGCGCTTCAATCTGCGACAAGTCAGAGTCAACAAACTTATAGCCCTCCGGCGCAAGCATAGCGAACTTAAGCTGCGAGCCACGCGGTAGGTTCTGCATGTTGATCTTATCCGAGCCACCCCATCTGCCTGTGTGTGCCGCGTAGTAACGTAGCGGGATAGGTAGTGCCCCTCGCCTAGCCACAGAGATAAACCTTTCGGTCCGCGTCTCTTCAATCGTAGACTTCACACCCATACGGGCAGCAACGATAGCTTGCACATAAGAGTCCTCATGCTCTAGTAAGGCTTTAAACCCTTCGTCACTCTTAGCGAATGCGTAGGCTTCCTTGCCTGTCCTCGCGCTTATCTTAGTAGGCGGGGTAACCCCAAGGTCTATAAGAAGCTCGGCTAACTTCGGGTTACTCATGAGTGTCTCCCTCTCGTGGGATAGCTTGTCCATGAGTTGTTCTTTCTGTATCTGCACTAACTGCAAGTGAGACATCAGCCTCGCCTCGTCTAGCTCAATCACCGGCTCGGTAAACATACGGATAGTCAGGTCTATAAGGTTAAGCTCCGACATCGGGAAGTCCTTAGCCAGTACACCAAACAGTTTGTATGTTAGCTCCGTGTCGTTAATACAGTAGCCCGCGTATGCCTCCATCTCTTCCGGCGTGAAGTCTAGTCGCCGTTTGCCTAGCGCGTTGAGTACTTCGTTACCCTTCACCCCTAAGTTAAACCGCGTCACTAAAGCATCGAGGCTTCCACCTACTTCAGTACCGTAAAGGGCACGAGCCATAGACAGCGTGTCTACAATTTTCCTTGGGCGTATATCGAAGTGCCAGTTAAGTATAGCCATATCAAACATAGCGTTGTGTGCTACAGCCACGGAGCTTTCCCAATCTAACTTCTTAAGGAAGTCCTTGGTGTCTTTCTTCGTTCCAGAGAACCACTCGGTTTCCCCGTCATCTACCTTCACGCTTACGCCGATAACCTCGAACTGCTCGTGCCGGATATACTCCTCCGTCGTACACTTGCGTAGCCCGTAGTCCTTAGCGTAGTACGTCTCGAAGTCGAGGGTTATTATCTTCATCGGTACGGCCTATCTCGCATTAAACAATCTATTACTTTTTCCGCGCGTCGCTTAGTCGTCTCGTCAAAGGACGGGTATCTGGATAGTAGTAGCGCTTTGCTAAACGAAACCTTAGTCACAGGATAATCTTTCAATAGTTGCTTTATATCTTCTGGCGCTTCCCAATGTCCTTGCAGCGATTTAGTCTTCTTCTTCGTGAGTGGCATCTAGCTTCTCCCTGTTGATTAAATGTTGTTGGGCTATGTCTTCTTTGTTCTGTCCAGAGTACGGTACGGCTAGGTGTTCGCTTACTAGAGCAGCATTGATTGAAGTCCTGCCGCTTAGCATGATGACACCTAGGTACCGCCCGAACTTGTCTTTCTCCCTTGTCGTAAGGATGTACGTCCCTCCTTTGTGCAAGCATTGTTCGACAAATTTCTTCGCCATGAGTCCGTATTTTTTCTCCTCTGCATCTCTAGTGCGACACTCGGGAGTATCAATGCCGTAAAGACGTATGCGCTCACCGCACTTCCAAGTATCAAAGCCAAGATCAATATCCACATCTACTGTATCTCCGTCCACGACTCTTACGATCTTGCAGTTATACTCGTACATCTGTTCTCCTTTAAAACGGTAAGTCTGGTTCTGGGTCTACTAACTCTTGCATTACTGCTTCACTAAACGCTGTTGCCTGTAAGCTCCAGTACTTATCGGCTAGTAGCTGCCGCTCTGTCTCAGAAAGGAACGAACCACGCCTATCGTCATCTAGGGCATACTTTAGAAACTTACCCCACCTGCTATCGTACATAGTGTGCCCAGTACCCAAGGGAAACTCCTCTGGGTTAGTCTCCATTCTCTTCAGTAGCAGTGCTACTCCTTGATTCATCTATATACTCCTTAAGCATATCTATGTTGTTCTCGTTGATTACGAACGCATCCCCACCCGCTGCTTCAATAGCCGCAAGCTCCCTGTCCTGTAACGCAGTAGTCTTACCCTTACCCGCCTTACACTCGACAGCTAAGAACTTACCCTCGTTGCAGCAGATGATGTCCGGTACCCCACTCCTACCCATTCCGTAGGTCGCAGGGAAGAAGTAGTAAATGCCATACTGCTTGAGTAGCTTTACTACTTTATCCTTTACTTTCTTTTCTGGTGTCGTAGCCATATACCGAATGTACCATAAAACTGGACTGTGTCAATAAAAACTAACATCGTTATTTTTTTCTTCGTCCTCGGCTTTCGCTTCGTGCACATACTGAGCCAAGACATGCCGCATCGCTGCTGAGTAGTTGTTGTACTTCTTATAAAACTCTACTACTTCTGCGGGTAGGCGCAGATTAACGTGCACCATGCGCCCCTTCTGTAGCTCCATCGCTTTATCTAAGTCCATCGTCTTTCTCCTGTGGTTACCAATCGAACTGTTTAAGTATGTCGTCCACGCTCGTCTTCATCTCTTCTCGGGCGTGGGAGTTGTCTTTCAGCGTCTCTACATTAGCTCCTACTAGAGCAGCTTCAAGTTGTTTCCGCGCCTTCTCAAGCTCGGGGTCTTTGGTCACGTTGAGGTGAGTTAGCATGGCACACATAGACCGCGCGTTAGTTATGAATCGGTCATCCGAATACTTGCTGTTGTCACTTCCTAGCTTAGAAGATATACCGGACAGAACTTCGTGAAGTCGATTCCAAGGCTCGCGTAGTGTCGTAGCCAGACGGGCGTTGAAGCTTTCTTCGTAGCCACGCTTTACTTCTTCTAACTCTTGTTGCGGTGCGTCCAGACGGAAGTCACTAGACTCGGCGATAGGGCTGAACACTAGCCTGTACCCGAACATCTCGCGCACTTCGTAAGGCTCTGGATAATCTGCGGGGTCAAAGAGTTTGCCCAATGCGCTATGATAGTGGCTCGCTTGCTGCACGAGGTTGGGGTACTCGTCGATGAACTCATCTACTAGGCTATTGAAGTGCGCTATGCGTGCGTTCATCTCTTGCTTGTAGTCTAGGAACATACTGGTTGGCAGTATCCTAGAACCCTTGTCACTCCAAGGCAGGGTCAGGGCGATGTGTCGTGCCCTACATTTAGCAGCGTAGTCAGAGATAGCCTTACGCTTGTGCGTACCCGCCATGAGATTTTTGCTAACGGTTGCCGCGTCCGATGATGCAGAGTTGTCGGCTAACAATAGTGCTGTTGCTGACTGATCTTTCTTGTTCGCTGTCCACACGCTGATGTTGTGGTCTACTAATAATGCGCTGTTTGCTATGCTCATAGTTGTTGCTCCTTAAGTTTTATAACAATGTTATTTTTTAATCGTTGGTTGGTTTACCGGCTAGCTTACCTATGCGGTAGGTGTTCTCAGACATCAG